TTGAAACAACTTGCAAAACTTTACCACCTACACCAGCTGGTAATCCAGTAATTGCTGAAAGTGTATTATTGTTTAATTTAATTATGGCCATTTTTTATTTTCCTTATTCTATAATTTTGTATCCATAAAAAAATGTACTATCTGATCCAGAGCCTCTTATATCCTGATTTGAACCTCTATCGTGATAAAATTGTATTGTTATAGCATCATTAACAGATAAATTTTCTATTGTTGTTCCTATTACAGCACCATAGTTACTATATGAACCAGTTTCAAAATCTCTTGTTTGTGTTCCATTAACTTTAAAATGTACTAAATTTCTGTCTGTTCTTGAATTTTCTTTTCTAACTTGAACTCCAAAAAAATATTTTCCTGTTGAAGGAATAGTATAGGTATAAGTTGATGTATTAAAAGCATTTGCAGTATCAAAAAGTTCAGCATTAAATTGAACTGTAGTAAATGTACTAGTTGGTACTGTTTGATTTGTACTCCTATATACCCAGAAATTTGGAGTATTAGTTCCACCAGCAGAAGCGAAAGTATTATCACCTCTTAAAAAAGTAGTAGCGTCTTTTGTACCAGTAGCAGTTAGTTTTGCAAGTGAAACTGAAGCATCATTTAATTTTGCTGTAGTAACTGCACTATCTCCAAGTTTAGCAGTCGTAACTGAACCATCACTAGGTGTTGTAATAACACCGACACCATAGTGTAAAATAAAATCGCAAGTAGAAGAAGCTGAAACTGCTGTTCCAAAATCTATTGTTGATCCAGATACCGTAAAGTTACCAGCCTGTACTACTCCGTCTATACTTAAAAGAATATTGTTGGCGCTAGAAGGTGTAAAACTAACTCCTCCTTTTAATAGAGAATAGCTAGTAGAACTGCCGTCAAAAGTTAGATTGTCTAACTTTTCTACGTTACTAATCTTATCTAATCCTCGTCCTATGTACGCCATATATTTCTATTTATCTACTCCGTTGGAATAGGGTTTGCCGATTTAACAGCTGCCACGTGATCTTTCCACGTAGTTGTTCCATTAATATTATCTTTGTATTGCATATCCAACTGTTCGCCAATATCTTTGTAAGCAGCTTTTCTAGTTGCTCTGACCGCATTTTGTCTTTCTTCAAGGTCAGCAGCAGTATCATAACTGTTTAATTGATCGTTTGTTGGCTTTGCAACACCACTAATGTTCCATTCTTTGATGTATGGACCTGATCCATCATCTTGTAACAAAACATCTGATAAAAAATCTACCTCATTTACTGAATTAGCAGCAAGGTATTTTTTTACTTTAGTTGATAGTTGTGCCATTGTTGTTTCTCCTTTTTAATTTTATGTTGAAACCAAAAATCCATTAAACCAAGTATTTTCCGATCCAGTTGTAACACCTGATGTTGAACCTCTAAAATGATAAAGATAAATTTCAAAATAATCATCTGTATCTGAATCAACTATTGTTGATACAGTAGCATTTGGATTTCCACTTCCACTATCTGTATTATGCCATTGATAAGCAATTCCTGATCCATTTTTATAAATTATAAGACCTAATTGATTATAAGAAGCAGCTGCCATTCTTACTGATGCACTTAAAAAATACTTACCACTTACTGCTGGTGTAAATTTACCATCATTAAATGTACTTTGAGGATCAAATGTTTCTGCGTTAAAAGAAATTTTAGTTGCAGTATTATGATCTATATTTAACCCAGCACTTTGATGTGCTCTAAAAAGAGGAGTATTTTTTTCACCAGCACCAGTAACCGTACCAGTAAATGCGTAATTGTCTGTAAGGTCTAAACTTTCTGATATTATTTTACTTATTGCCATAATTTATCCTGCTATTTCCATTACTGTTATACTTCCCATTAAAGAACCTTTATTTAAAGTTCCAGTATTTGCTGATACTTTCATATAAACTTGATATGTTATTTGTGAGCTAGTTGATGGAGAATCAAGTACACTCATTGCTATTGAATCTTCATTATTTACACTATTATTTCTTACTAAAGAAATTCCATTTGAAGCACCTAAATTTGTACTATCTCTAAATATTGTATAAAAAGTTATAGAATTTGCAGTATCATTATATCCAGTTGTATTTACATAAACAAAAAATTTACTTGATGTTGAATTAGGAGTTATATTAACAGATAAAGTATTAGATCCTGTTGCAAAAGAAGTAGATGTTGTTGTTCTTTCTGTGCTGTCTGTTGCATTGAGAACTTGCAACACAGCACCAGCACCAAGTTTTGTTGTAGCAATAGCAGCACTACTTGATACTTTAGAATTTGTAATAGCACCATCAGCAATCTGTGCAGTTCCAACAGAACCACTTGGAGGATTTACAGTTTGAGTTGCCTTACCTTGAAAGATTACATAAAAAGAATCACCTGTTGTAGGTGCAGCTGACATAGTAAGAGTTGTTCCTGAAGCTGTGTATGCTTTTCCAGAACCAGGTTCTTGTCTTACGTTATTAACAAAGACCTCTAACTCGTTTTCATTTGCAACAGCATTATCTAAAGTAAATGAAGTCGTTGAACTATCTGCTGTCAACGTCTGCTTACTAAAAGAAGCGTACTGTACTGCTGGTATATTACCTATGTATGCCATTTATTTCCTCTTATGTTGATATATCGTCAACTGTTGATACCCAAACATCTGCTGAACTCGCTGTATCAGAAACAACTTTTAAAGCGTCTCCACTTTCAACAACAAATTTAGCACCGCCATCTACTACTTGTAAAGCACCACCAGCTGTAATCGGTGCGTCCTTTACCAAGTAAATGTCGTTAGCACCATCATTGATGTAAACATCAACTTGAATTGCCGAACCTGTTACATTTGATACTGAAATACCTATAACTGTGTCATAAGAATTAGCAGTAAACAAAGTTGCAGGCGATGTGCCAACAGCGTTACTTGTATATCTTCTAAAGTTTTGTGCCATTTTTTATTCCTTTTTCATATTTATTATAGTGCCACAGACATAGCAATTGCAAAACCTGATGAAGCACCTGCAGCTGCTGTGTTGTCTTGTAAAATAATTGATCCTGCCATACCACTATGATATTGACAAGCATAATATATTGTTGTAGATGAACCTGATGGTACTTCTACATATAATGTTCCTGTTTCTTTTAATAATGCACTTGCACCTGTGGTAACAGTACCATCAGTTGCAATATGTGTTAAACCTGTTGTATATGCGTTACCTGAACTATAAGCACCTGAAACTGTTTGTAAATGAAACGGATGTCCTGATACATTTAGTTTTAAAGCATAAGTAGCCCCACCTTCAAAATATAAAGTTGGATTTGCACCAGAATAATGACTATTAAAAAGATATTTTGATGATCCATTATTTGTTACATCTATTTCAGCAGCACCATTAATTTTTTGAGGTATTGCATTAAACCTTGCCTGTGATGAAGACCAAATTAATATTCTTTCATCAGCGATACCTGTAATGTTTACGTCTGCGTGTGATGATACTGAACTGTTTTCATCTAGTATTCTTACCCAACCACCTGCGTCTGCAACGTATGGTCTTTGACCTGTCGTATCATATGCAAACATACCTTCGTAAGTAGCAGCTGTTGGTAATGAACCAAACCCAGCAAAGTTAAATCTTGCTTTTGAACCTGAACCTGTTAAATCAATTGTTCCTGTTCCGTCTAAACTTAAACCTGTTATTGTAGTTGTAGTATCACCTAAATTTAAAGTATCACTACCTATAGTGATAGATGAATTTGTTAATGAAGCATTTGCGATATTTGATAATGTGTTTGAAGCACCACTAATTGTTTTGTTTGTTAAAGTATCAGTTGATGTTTCTGTTACGACTGTACTATCAACAGATAAAGTTAATTCACTACCGTTTACACTTGAAGTTAATCCTGTTCCACCTAAAATACTAAAGCCACCGCCAAGTGAAATACTTGTAGATGTAGAACTGTCATCACTAATTGAAATTGTAGAATTTGCTAAATTAGCATTTGTAATACCAGCAGTACCAGATAAATTTGAATTTGAAATATTTGTAATTGTGTTGTCTGGTGCGTTAATAGTTTTATTTGTTAACGTATCACTTGAAGTTTCTGTAACAATAGAACCGTCTGTAGATAAAACTATTCTGTTATTTTCAATAGCAGTATTAATACCAGAACCACCAACGATTTCGAAACTACCACCTAAACTAACAGCAAAGTTAGTTGAAGTATCATCTCCGATAGTTATAGTAGGAAATGTGTTTGTTGTATTAAAAGTTTTATTTGTTACTGACGCTGAATTTGTAGTAGTAAGAAAATTACCAGATGTTAAGTTTGTACCATCTCCTATGGCACTATAAATCTCATTAAAATTATCATTAATTAGATCACCACCATCACGTAGGGTACTACCCGTTCCGTCATTAGGTACTGATCCTATATTAATTGTTTGTTTTGCCATTGATTACTCTCTCTAATATCTATATTTATAATAGTTTATTATGGGTTTGTATTATCCATTGTAAAGTTTGTGTTATCAAATTTAATCAAAGTATTACTGAATAATGGTTGAGAACGAGCAATTTCAGCAGGTATTGTAAAGTTTGTCTTCACTTTTTGACCGTCTTCGTTTGAAGTCATTAAGAAGATACCTTTTCTACCGTCTAAAGATGATCTTGTACCTTGTACTTGTATTTCGTCTAATATTTTAAACGTAATACCACTACCTGCATTATTAATACCAAATGCTGTATTTGCAAGTTTATTAAGTGTACCAAATCTTGGTCCTGCATAAGCAAATCCTTGTGATATATTTACACCATCTATTGTTCTTCTAACTCTACTTAAATAATCAATTTCAATAATTGGTCTTGTTAAAGTTACATCTCTTGTATTTGCTGTAAAGTGTTCAGTTGTATTTGGATTTAAGTCTGCGTCAGCAGGTACGTTTGCTGTTGCTCTTAAAGTTGTTCCATCAGATGTTGTTCCTAATCTTCTACCAAACAATGTTGTAAATAAAGTATTAAGTATAGAGAAGATAGGTGACTCTGATCCACCAGATACAATACCATCTACTGGTGCTTTTATTCTTAAATTAATTCTGTTTTCTAAATCAACTTGTCCTGTAAAGTAAAAACCAGCAGTGTGCATAGTCTTTTTAAACGAATCACGCCAGTTGTTAATTGATTGACCTACTTTTAATACATAAGAGAAATCCTGATAATATAAACTATCTTGTATCTTCATTGTTTGCTCAGAAACAAATCCGTCTTCATTTAAGAATTTACCATCTGTATCAGAAATTGCAACAACGTTAACGCTAGCACTTGCAACATCTAATTTACTTAATGTAGCAGAACCGCCACTTGTAGAGGTAATAGTTTCGCCTATTTCAAAATCATTTGTTACATCTTTTACTTTTAATAAATTTCTATTTGTATCAAAACTAACTTGTGTTCCTGTTGCACCTGAAGTACCACCTGTAATAGTATCATCTTCAGCAAACGTTCCTGTTACTGAAGTTAAAATTAAATTATTTCTAAATGCAATACTTGGTGGTGTTGGAGAATTTTCATATCCTTCTCCTAATTCTTTTGTAGATAATCCGATTACTCTACCGATTTCAGTACCATATGCTAATACGTTTGCACTTGTACCACTTGATGATGTAACTGTTACTGTAGGTAAAGTTTTATAACCACTACCGTTATTTGTTAAGTAAATATCTGTTATGTCGTTTAAATTAGAATTAGTTTCAGATTCTTGTACAAATTTATTTCCTGTGTATTGGTCACCTCTTGTAGTTTCATCTTCTAATACAATGTGATCGTCAACTGTTGATGTAGATGTTTCTTGTGTAAAACCTCCGTTAACAACAGAAACAAAACCAGCAGCGTTAACACCTTGTGTTCCTGTATTAGTAAAATTTAAAACATCACCTATTGCATAACCTGATCCGCCATTATCTATAATAATTTCTGTAATACCACCTGAACCTAAATCATTGATTGTTAAACTTCCACCTACTCCACCACCATTTAATGTTATTGCGTCTGTAGAAACATATAAGTTACCATCATTGATTACTGTTTTAGTTCCTGGTACACCTGTAATATTTGCTTTAATGAAATAATCATCAGCGTCTGTAGTGGTTCCTGTAATTTGTTCGCCTATAGTAAACGTACCAGATATAGTACCTATATTAACTATAAATTCAGAAATTTCTTTTGATCCTATAATAAATTTTTTAACAGTTTCAACAACAGCAGTTGCACCTGAAGTTTGTCCTGTAATTGTTCTACCTACTAATTGTGATGTATCACCTACAGTTGCAATTGCTCTTAAAACTTTTTGTGTATCCCATTGTCCGTCTGATACACGTAACATTTGTGTTCTAGGATAAAATGTTTCTGATACTTCATTAAATAAAATTCTAAAAAATAACTCGTGCCCTTTTTGTGTACCTTTTAATCGGTACATTGATTTAATATTTTTAATTAAGTTTCTTTTATCTAAACCAATTGCTAATTCTTCAGGTATTGTTTTTAAAAACTCATCTCTAAATTTTGTTAAGAAGTTAGAAATAACTTTATCTGGATCTCTAAAATTTGTAAGTTGTTGAATACTTTGTACAGGATTAGGTTTGTAACCATTAATAACTGCCTGAGCACCTGATGAATTACCTGTTATGATTTCATCTCTAGCAAACTTATCTTGTGCTGATATAAAAATTCTATTGTTTGCTAAATCTTCAGCAACAACAGTAGCAGCTGCGTTTGATGTTGCACCTGTAATAGTTTCGCCTACTGTAAATTTACCAAAAGATGAATCTTCTAAAATTAATTTATCACCTGAATCTAATTGTGTTCTTTCTGAACTAATTTTACTTCCGTCTAATAATAGATTATCTACACGACCTGTTTCGTTTTCTAAAGTAATACCGTCTGTAGATTCAATACTGGTAACCTGCAACTCGGCAGATTCCATAAAAGTAAAATAAGTTTTTAGAAATTGGGCAAACTGTGGGTGATCGTCAACTACAAAATCTGGTAATTGACTATTAATGAGTGTTGAGATTTTGTCATTAAATTTTGCCATTGAACATTAGTAACTTGATGATGTTGTATATCCAACACCTGCCTCAGATGATCCTCCTACGAAAGTATCTTCGGCAACTGTTATGTTTGAATTTGCAATATCTATTTCTACAATTTGATTTCTAACAGGAACAACATCATTAGAACTCGGTGTAACTGTTAATTCAATTACAGATGATGAAGCACCTCTAATATTTGAAATAGATGAAACGTTTAAAGAATTAATTGTTATTTGTCCATTTGAATAATTTACTGTACCTTGTGTATTATTAGCGTATGTTCTAATACCACTTACAAGATAATATCTTCTTACGTTACCTTGTCCATCATCATCTAAAAACATTTCGTTTGAATTACCTGCAACAAAGAAACCAGTTGATGATACAATTGGTTCGTGTCCTGTATGAGGATTATAAATTGCATTTCTAAAATAAACATCATATCTCGTTGATGAATTTAATGTAGGTGTAAATGACTTTCTCATATTAACAGTTGTAATATTTGAAAGTATAGATGTATCAACATCATCAATTAAACCTGTTACTTTTGAATATCTAAACACACCATCAAATTTTTGTAATGTGTTTGTATTATAATTTGTAATTGCACTTATGATTTCTGATTTTAAAGTATCAGCAGTTTTTGTAGTTGCTCTTTTATCAAATTTTGCATTTACAGTTAATAATATTGATGTAGTTTCTGGATCAATAATTTCTGGTCTTACAGACGCCACATTGTATGGTTGTAAAGATGTAATAATATTTTGTTTTGTTGTGTTTGTTAAAGTTGAACCAGACGCCGCCTTTATAGCAATTTTTACAACACCGTAAACAGGCGTTTCATCATCTTCACCACCCCAAGCACTAACTGATAACGCATTAGGATAAATTGACTTAACTAACGTTTCATAATCAGTTGTTGTTACGGCACGATCTTGTGCTGTATATTGTAACGGTGCATTGTATCTAATTGATTCTTTTGTTTCTGCTTCTGCACCACCTTGAGCACTTGAATTTGTTGAAACTGAAACATTTGTAAATCCGCCTATTGAACCTGATAAAGCAAAAGTAGAGGCACCGTTTGCCTCTTCTTTATTTGTAACAATGTATTCTAAAATTACAATATTACCGTCAGATAATTTTTGTCCTAATACACCATCACCAAAATAAACTTCAAATTTACCTGTATCTGTTTCTTGTAAAAAATATGCCTTTGATGTACTTGTTAAACTTTTTAATCCACTTGCAAGTGAATAAGTTGTTGTAGATGTATCAGCGGCAGAATTTTGAACTGTAACTTTTAAAGTTGATGTATCTGCGTTTGCACTTGGTATAATAAATTTTTGATCAACGTCTGTACTATCAACTGTGTAACGATAAGTTACTAAAGTACCTTCGTAAATGTTAACGTTTGAAAATCTGTAAACACCATCAGCAGGTGAAATTGTAACATCCTGATTTGTAACAAACTGATAAGAAGTGCCATCAACTGTAGAAGTAAATGCCGTTCCTTTATTCATTGTTACAGAAGCACCTGTAGCGTTATTTAAAATTATATCAACACCAGCAACTGGCGCCTTTGGAGATGACGGAGTATATCCTAACATCTTTGCTAATGAAACAATATTTTTTCTTATGTCTGCACTATCCAAATATAATTCGTTTGCCAACATATTGGCATTGAAACCTAGGTAATGAGTATTGTAAGCAAGTGTATCTAATAAAACAGCAAAACCTGAACCTTCAAAATTGTAATCTGAAAATTGAGTTTGATCTTGTAAGAATGCTCTTAAATTGGATTTTATTGCGTCAAAATCTAAATCTGAAACTACGAATTTATTACTTGCCATTTTATCTTAATCTTTCTAAAAATGTTTCTACTGTAACTGGTTCTGGTACGCCTACAACATAAAACATAATTCTTAAATGATAACTGTTTCTATCCAAATCAGGATTTGCTAAAACTTGAACTAAATTTACTCTTGGTTCAAAATTATTTAAAACTTCAGCAACTTTTCTTTGTAAGTTAAGAGCAGTTAATGGTGTCATTGGTTCAAACAACATTGCTCTTACATCACTTCCTATTTCTGGATGAAAAGGTCTCTCATAATGATTAGTGTTAATTAAATTTCTAACACTTCTTTTAACTGCCTCTACGTCTGTTAATTTATTAACATCATTTGTAACTGTATTTCGACCAAAATTTAAATCTAAATCTTTATAGATTCTTGTTGCTCGTTTTGAGTTATTTGTGCTACTAGCATCATAGTTTGGCATAACAGTAATATTTATACGTTAACCAACAAAAACATTTGAAGAACCTGAAGTCATTGCACCTGAATCTGCACTATCTCCTATTCTTCCTACAGCAATACTATTGATTTTAACTGTTGATGAACCCACATTCAAAAATCTAACGTGAGGTGGGCAAGGTGGATTAGGTGGAGCTGCGTGTGATACAGTAGGTGCACCAACAACTATGACATTTATACCATTTACCTTAACTGTGCCGTCTGTATTTGATGAAGCAATCGTTGTTGTACCAGTACAAGCGTGTCCTGTACTTAAACTATCTCCAACTCTACAAACAGCGGGCATTATCTACTTAATTTCTTTGATCTACCCCAAGGTAACTCAATTGATTCGCTGATTTGTTTGCCTTTTTTACTGATATATTCAACACCTATAATTCTATCTTTAAATTTTGATTGAATTGACTTAACTGCCTTTGTTAAACTCATTTGTTCAGTTTTTTCTTCTTGTCCACTTTCATTCCAAAAGTAAAATTCTCTATTTTTTCCCATTTTTATGCCCCATTAAACGAATCATAGTCCATTGCGTCATATTTCACTTCGTCAGGATCAAAATCCTTCTTTTTTTCGTGTCTGCAATGTCCACAACACTCGATTTTATATTTTTCATTAAATTCATTGACGATTTCTTGCTCACATTTGTTTCCACAATGGCAAACGTGTCCGCAATTATCACAATAAACAGTTTTTTCGTCCATAAGTCTATTTATCTTAAAAATTACAACTTACTTGAGCGTGAGTCGTTCTATTATCAACCATATTTTTTAATTTTTCTTTCGAATCACTTGATTTTTTGTCTGATTCGCTTGATTCTGCACTTCCCAACTCTACTTTAGGTAAAATTTTGCATTTTTGCACATTTTTTGAGCAAGAAATAAGAACAAATAGTGAACAAATCACTAAAAAAGTGAATTTTTTTGTATTTTTTAACATTTTTCGCTTGACTTTCGCTTATTTATGGTATAATATGGACGTATAAACAATGAAAAACAAAGGAAAAAACACTATGAATAATCTAAATCTTGCGATTGTTAGAAATATTGCATACAATCAGATAAAAAAGATTAACAAAAACATAAAAGAGGTTGTTGAAGTTGATAAAGAACTTTTAAACATAATTGATATTAATATGAAAAATGCTATTAATAAAATTTTACACGATTACAAAGTATATCAACAAACTGGTGTATATAAAATTAAATAAGGAGATAAAATAATGACTAACATATTTGCAATAACAGGAATATTATCGTTAATATTTGCCGCTGGCGCTATTGAGGATTGTAATGGTGCTTGTATCGGACAAGAAAATTGGACTGCATTTTTTATTTGCTTGACAATTGCTATAATTTCTGTTATACTAACTATATTAACTATGAAAAAGGAGACTAACTAATATGATAAAAGTAGAAAAAACAGCAAAGACACTAGACGAAGGAATTAATAACTTAATGGCTGGTGCTAAACAAGACTATGTAAGAATGTCAACAATGGGTGGCAAAGAACTTACAGGTTATTCTAAAGAACAAGTTGATACTTGGGATAATAAAGTAAAAGTTACACAAGGTAAAAAATACATTAAAGTTGTACACGATACTGGTGTTTTTTGTTTTATTGCAAAAGAAGATTTTAAACATTTCAAAAAAGGTGATATATTAAAGGCGGCTGGTTGGAATGCACCAGCGTTAAACTCACCAAGAGGCAATGTATTAACAGGTAACTATCCAATTCAATGGACAGGACCTTTATATTTAAAATAACTAACACAGGAGAACATTATGACAAATGAACAATTAAGAAAAGAAATTATTGAAGTTGCAAAAAAAGTAGGTGCTACAGATGTATCAGTTGTTTGTGGTTCTTTGTTTTGTAAATTTAATAAAAATATTCACAACGTAATGGCAAATAATCTTAAAACTGTTTTACAAAAGTTTTTTGATAAAAAGAAACCAAATGATACGTTAGTTAAAATGTCAGGTGCTTTACCTGATTATGAATATGCCTACGACTTTACACCAGTTGTAGATTTTAGATTAAACGAATACGGAATTTAGAGTTACCCTTTAAGGGTTGTTTTTTCCCACCGAGGTTTTATTGTTTCCTCGGTGGGTTTTTATTATCTACCAATTATTATTTGATTTTGGCGAATAGTGACCTAAAATTTTATCTTTATTTGGTCCGTGTTTAACAATGTAACCAGATGTTCCACCACCATTGATGTCAACTTCTTTTCTGGCACTAAACATAACCTTTACTTTTTTTTCTTGGTCTTTTGCTTTACTGTATTTTTCAAGCACTCTAGTATGTCTATCCATAACACCCTCCTTTTATAAGTTAGGTGCGTTTCTTCGGCAATGCCTACTTCCGTCCCAAATTGGGATAAACGATATTAATTATTTATATAGAAAAGGATGTTCCACAACCACAAGATGATTTGGCTTGGGGGTTGTTAAATACAAACTGACTACCAAATATATCTTTTTTAAAATCTAATTCCATACCTAAAAGATATAATTCGTAATCTCTACTGACAATTAGTATATCATCTATTACAGCATCATTTCTTTGTTCTTCGTCTGCAAAAGACCAATCATAACCAAACCCAGCACAACCACCACCTTTTACATCTAAACGAACAAACTTCTTATCGTTGTCTTTGGCAATACTTCTTAAATGTATTAATGCGTTATCTGTAAGTTTAATCATTGTAATACGGTTGCCACTAAATGAACTCTATCTATTTCTGAACCATTAAAGAAGTTATGATATTTGGTATTATCTGTAATGTAACCACTACCATCGGCAGGCATATGAAACGCCGTATCTTCAATTACCATTTTACATCCTTTATTTGTAATAATAGGAATATGTAAACGCATTTCAGGATCCCTATGCCACGATAAACAACTACGTGGTGGTTTCATTAAAAATCTTACACGACCTAATTTAAATTTAGATGTAATAAGATTATAAACTTCTTCAACGTAAGTGTCTTTAAACTCTGGACATAATTCAGTATATAATTCTTCTTTAACAGGTTCTAATCGTTGTTCTTCATAATTGGTTGTATCAGGCATTGTCCAATACAAACCTCTAATATTGCCACCTGTAATACTGTTTTCATCACCAGGTATACGATTGACACAGATAGCATTAAAATCTCTTAATGACTTATCATCTTTACGAAAACCTAAATGATATTTAAAATCAAAGTACGCTTTACCAAGTCGTTCTATGTCAATCTTTAAATCGTATTTTGTGAAATACATTTATACACATCCTTTGCACATCTATAAAAATTAAAAATGCCATAATAATTAAATATTCTTCTATTAGAGTATTACCTAATATTTCTTTATTCCCTATCATTGCATATAACACACATAACAAATAAGGTATAAAAATCCATTTCATTATTATTAACATACTTCTATTTATTCAGGCTTCTTTAAACCTAATAAGTCTTTACATACTTCGTACCAATAGATACCACTTTCACGTAACGATTCATTACTTCTTCGTAATCGTTCAAGTTTACGTATGAGTATCTTCAGAGTCAATTTAGAAAATTTTTTAGAGTCTTGGATTTTTTCCAACTTATCAATAACATTATCTATTTCTGTACACGTATAGTCTGGAATCTTTGGTGATCGCTTCTTTAAGCGAGTCATACCTAGTTTCTTACTGTTTGACAAAGCCGTCTCCTTGTTGTTTGTACAACCAAGTCAATGTTTGAGAATATGTAAAAGAAAATGTAAATGATTATATAAAGTGTTGTCTGTTAGTATTTATGGTCTTTAAGCTGTTCCTGGGAACGTTAGACACGTATATGTATAATTTATAGGAACTCTACAATACCAAATAGAACGAGTAACCAAAAGATACCTTTAACAAGAAAGAACCAGAAACCAACTTTTACGACCTTTTTTATGCCAGAAAAAATTTTAGACTTATTTTTTAAAGAATCGTTGTACTCTCTACGCTTACGAACTCTGTCCAAATATTGTCGTAATCTATATCTTTGTATAGGGGTCATACCCATAGTGTTCTCCCTTTGTTCTATTAAAAACATTGATATTATTTAGTGAAAAATGTAAAGGTTTTTTTCACTTGAATTTAAGAAAAAACTCCTGTATAGTGTACGTAACTATTAACCAATAAAGGAGATTATATGACTATTGATAAAGACTATGATAAAATGAAAAAACAAGTAGATGAACATTTAAGTAAAGTAAGTGAATTAGTCGGTACGTTTGACTTAACACATAATAGTGATTTGTCTAATGATTTAAGTTATAAACTAGATGAAGTATCTGATCTAATAGAAGATAACTATGAAGTAGCCGACTTTGAAGACTAAAAAATATTGCGAAAAAAAAATCCAGTCTTTTATTAAGAAACAGGCCTCCTGAATATATCTAATGATTGTTATTGCATTTATAGATTAAAAAAGCAGGCCAGTTTTCAATAGCCCGTTTCTATATGAGGATCCTAAGGATTTAAATCTATTTGCTGGCCTTTTATCACTACAGTACCAGTTGTGTCTTGCGTGTGATTGCCTTCGATTGTTTCTTTCTTATTACCTAATACTGTTAAGTTGTAATCACCACCTACGTTAACATTGAAGTCTGAACCTACATCAAAGTTAAACTGGCCTGTCTTTGTTACTACGTTAAGATTACCGTTATCTACTTGTATGTTTACGTTTGCACCTGGCCCTATCTGTATGTCGTAGTTGTTATTAGGTTGGCCGTCTTTGTTAATGTATACCTTATGTCGGCCATCTATTGTAATATCTGAATTGCCTTGTATGTACGCCTTATTGTTATTACTTGTTAAGGTGTAGTGGTCGTTTGTGATTATGTCTATACGGTCGCCGTTATGTGTAAATTCATATGATGTGCCACTTCTATGTCTTTCGTGGATTCTTGTAGCATTGGCCGTATCGTCATATTCTTTAATGTGGCCGCTTTCTGATTCAAATACGTGATTGTAAGGATAAACGGCATTGTATGATATGGCTGGCTGCGACCAGGTGTCCGTATCGCTGGCTGTTATGTTACTGCCAACTGCGTCAAAGTCCGCCGTTGGGACGCCAGTGATTCGACTTGCCTTTCTTGCTGTTAAACTACTTGCCTCTTTGTTAACATTATTAACGGCCAGTCTATTAGTATCTGGTTCGGCAATATTTTTAGGATAAACTGATACATTGTAATCGTCCGTAGTTTCATCTGTACTTCTACGATTAGGGTCATAAAAACCAGAATTAGGATTGCCTAACTCCGATGGTTTACCAGGCAATGTACCAATGACAACAGGTTCTTGTTCGTCATCTCTAAAGTAACCCCACACCCACGCACCTTCTACAATAAAACTAGGCGACTGGCCAAGACCAGAGATGCCTGCTGATGTAGTAGGCAAGACACAGGATGCCCAAGGTAAGTCTGCTGTAGGCAATAAGTCTTTGTTAGATGTATGAACACCTAAACAACGTACTCGAAGACGGCCGACTTTTTCAGGATCGTGTCTATCTTCTACTACGCCTACAAACCACTTAAAATTATTTCCGAGAAAGGCCATTTTATTTTACCGATAAATGTTTGTTTTTAACCACTACACTATACGTCATTTTTTACTATTTCTATTACTCCTACGCAACTGGCCTTTTGATAGAGGATCTAACCATATACTATGAGGATGACCGTCTAAACTACCAGAAACGTTGTATTTACTTATATTCTTATTAAGACAGGCAATCGCAAGATTGACTTTATCTTTTAGTTTCTCTAATACAGTTCTATTGTCCTTGTAAAATCTCTCTAATTGTTTATAGTAGATATAATTGTCATATCTATTGAGGATGCCATCTATAATGTCCTTAAATCTGTTCTTTACATTGTTTATTATATTATTCTGTGTCATTATGTTATGTTTCATTGTTTTTCAGTTCATTTCTCTCGTTGTTGGCAGGTGGCCTGCTATATTGTTAAAAAAAATCTGACTCTTAGCAATTCTAAGCTTCGTCAAGTGAATATTGTAAATAACTGTCTCCTTGTTCGTTTTCTTGTCCTGTAAATAAATCTACTTCGTCCTCTGGTAATTTCTTATTAAAACTGTCTTTTACTAGTTCTACGAGCATTGTGTGTTTCTTTGTAAGTTTTAAATTAACTTTGTGTCTAATACTACTAATTAGGTATCGGCCACTTAAATACGGGTCATTATCACTATCATTTGCGTTTTGCGTTGGCATAAACGATGGATGAGTGAAGTGTACGACTTCCCCTACACTTATACCTGTAAAACCTGGTAAATCAAGTTCTAGCACTATGCTAGACAAGGCAGCCTTTTGTGCTATACGTTTTTGTGTTACATTACTGTTTCGTCCTAGAAAATCATAATCATTGTGTACTTTATCAGTATAGGATTGAAAATGTATCTTGCCTTCTTTAAAGTCTGATATTGTCTTACCTTGTGAAAAGTTAAAGAACGGTACTACACCATTGTCTTCTCGTTTCTGACCATTGGCGTCTGCCTCTAAATGATTTTCTTTGGCATATTGTGTATGATAATCAAAATCTATTTCTTCAAAGGTTTTATTAAAACTATCGTGTATTATCATTCTACTACCATATGTGCCTGCGGCCAGGTGTCTTAATGTATTAAACTGACTTTTTAATCTAAATGTGGATGCGGACTGCAATGCGTTGATTATATCTTTATCACCTTTTTCATCTCTATACGATACGATTTTAGGTGAGTAATTAGCACGTACAGGTCTTGCTGTACCACTGGCATCCGTAAACATTGATTCATATGATTTAAAGTGAAATCCTGTGCCTGTTTCATAAAAGAGATAACCTGCATTTTCAAAGTTCTTTGATTCTGATAACTTGGCAACCTCTTGTATTGTTTCAAGTGGTTTAATACGTGGTGATATGTATTTTGCCACACTCTTTGTAGGTTCAATAATTAAATTCTTTTTAGTATCTAATTCTGTTCTACATACGTCTAATATGATATTGTCTGTTGTACCAGCAAATGATCTGCTTACACGTGTTAAATCGTTCTTCACTCTTTCCATACTGCAAAATTCAAGTGTATAAGATTGTATTCTATCTTTTAACATAGTTTTATTTCGTATACCTGTAATCATCATAGGGTGACCTGTTAATACAGAAAAGTCATAACCACGTTGTTCGCCAGGTGTATATAATTTAAACTCTAATCTTTCAAAACCAGTAAGAGGTAGCATACTTGCAAGATTAACACCATCAACTAATGTCATATCGCCTGATAAAAAATTGTTTTCTATACTTTCGTATATACTAAATTCTATAACTTGATCGGTAATAATTTGACGATAGATACCCTCATCACCCTCTCTATGATACGGTATGATATTAATATCAGTAACAATATAGTTACCTGGTCGTTCTATGAGTTTGTTATTGGCGTTGAAGTATGGCATTATTCACTCACTAGTTTTTCAAATTCTTCTACAAATATTTGTAAATAAGCAGGATCAAGTAATTGTATTTGTCTTTTTTCATCTTGTAATCTATCTTCATATTGTCTGTTTGTAACTGCTTGTGCGCCTGTATCTGTAGATAAGCATTCTATATAGTGTGAATAATCAGCAGGTCCTTGTCCTGTTGTACGACCACTTGATTGTAATTTCTCATAATGGTGTACTGCGTCTGGATTGTCGTATTTGTCATTAACAAAGTTTTCAAACTCCTGAAATGATAATGGCCAACCATAATATCTATCTGTAATATTATTTGTTAGTAGTATTACCCAATGATACTGTGCGTCACCAAAATGTTTAAATGCTACATCTTCAGGTTTTTCACCACTTACGACATCATATTTGTCATATATTGTAGCAACATCAAATGCTTTGTTTCTGACTTTAATTCTTGTAAATAAATCTGTTAAGAGTTTATCATTACCATCACCTTTTAAATCATAAAACCCTTGTGAAAAATAACTAAAATATGTCATTAGAATCCTTCAGCAGCGGTTTGTTTAGTCATAATTTCTGTTTCTGTAAATGATAATGTCATTTTTGATATAACTGGCATTGCACCTTTTTCATCACCTCTAAACGTTGTAAATTTACCTTCTGGTGCGTAATCTAAGTCCATATCTGTTAATACACAACGACTTACTTTTGGCATATATAAATTTTCTGTGTCTTTGTACATATATCTTATTTCAAACTCACTAGGTGAGATAAACAACGGACTGTTTTTAGGTATGTCTGGCATCATAGCAAATTTAAACTTTGCGATAATGTTATGTACTGTTTCCATTTCTTTTCTATTACGTGGTGCGAATACAAATGGGTATGAGAATTGTCTAAAAGGAACAGACTTAAACGCAAATTCTAATTGTGGATTGACTGCTTTACCTCTTGCTTTATCAACAGCGGCACTAGCATCTCCAACGCCAGGTATAATTTCTAATGTACCAAGTAATGCATTTTTAACATACTCACCACCTGCACCACCAAGTGCTTTTAGTGTATCTAAAAACTTACCATCAAGCAAATCTTTACTGGTCTGTCCTAGAAATCCAGCAAGTTGTGTTTCTGCATTTTCATAATTTGTTTTATAAGATACTTTAGAATCGTGCGGTTGATATAAAATAATTGAATCTGTTACTCTACTATGTGTCGTATATTTACTTGCAAGTCCTGATTTTTGACCTCTTAAAATTGTTTTATCAATTGTACCACCTGATTTAATCTTATTAAAAATTGTTTGTTTATTAATTTGTCCTACAGATAAATCTACATCACCAATGTTTAAAACTTTGTTTGCT